GTAAAAAAATTACTGCCAACGAAAAGCAAGAAGAGTTGGTTGGACTTGACACTACTATTGATTGGAAAAACACAGGTGATAACAGTTATGATGGAGAAAAACTTAATCTGTTAGTACACGATGAAAGTGGTAAGTGGGAAAGACCTGATAATATTTTAAATAACTGGCGTGTAACAAAAACTTGTTTACGTCTTGGTAGTAGAATTATAGGTAAGTGTATGATGGGGTCAACGAGTAATGCTCTTGACAAAGGTGGTGATAACTTTAAAAAATTGTATAACGACAGCGATGTCACAAAAAGAAATAGAAATGGTCAAACACGCTCTGGTTTATATTCTTTGTTTATCCCAATGGAATGGAACTATGAAGGTTTTATTGATGAGTTTGGACGACCAGTTTTCGATACCCCAACACGAGAGTGTTATGGACCCGACGGTGAACTAATAGATATTGGTGTTGTTGATCACTGGCAAAATGAAGCTGATGGATTAAAAGGTGATCAAGACGCGCTGAACGAGTTTTACAGACAGTTTCCAAGAACAACTGAACACGCATTTAGAGATGAAACAAAAAATAGTATATTTAATCTTATAAAAATATATGAACAAATAGACTATAATGAAGAAATGATAAGTAGCTCGCTTGTTACGCATGGTAGTTTTCAGTGGGCTAATGGAGTTAAAGATACTCAAGTTTTATTTAATCCAGATCCTAACGGTAGGTTTAATATTAGTTGGGTTCCAGATAGAAACTTGCAAAATAGAGTGATATTAAAAAATGGAGTTAAATATCCAGGTAATGAACACATGGGTGCTTTTGGTTGTGACAGTTACGATATTAGTGGTACTGTTGACGGTAAAGGGTCAAAAGGTGCTTTACACGGATTAACTAAGTTTTCTATGGAAAACGCTCCAGCAAACCACTTTTTTTTAGAATACCTAGCAAGACCACAAACTGCAGAAATGTTTTTTGAAGATGTACTTATGGCTTGTGTGTTTTATGGTATGCCATTACTTGCGGAAAACAACAAACCAAGATTATTATACTACTTTAAACGTAGAGGTTATAGAGCGTTTAGTATGAATAGACCAGACAAAGTTTGGAACAAACTATCTGTTGCTGAAAAAGAAATAGGTGGTATACCAAACTCTAGTGAAGATATAAAACAAGCTCACGCAGCAGCTATTGAGATGTATATTAATGACCATGTTGGTCTTAATGAAGAAGGTGTTTGTAATAATATGTATTTTAACAATACATTAAACGATTGGAGTAGGTTTGATATAAATAAAAGAACAAAGCACGATGCATCTATTAGTAGTGGATTAGCTATCATGGCTTGTAATAGACATCTTTACAAACCAGTTGCGCCAAAAGTAAAAAAAGATTTAAATATACATATTGCTAGATATGATAATAAAGGCTTTATGTCAAAAATAATTAAACAATAAATATGGCTACAGTTAAAAGTAATTACTTCCCAAGTCAAACTGTTAGTGACTTTGAAAAAATAAGTTATGAGTATGGTTTAAAAGTGGCTAAGGCTATCGAACAAGAGTGGTTTGAAAATGATCGTCAAAGAACTAATAGTCGATACAGAAACACTCAAACTAATTTTCATAGATTAAGACTTTACGCTAGAGGTGAGCAATCAATACAAAAATACAAAGATGAGTTATCTATTGATGGTGATTTATCTTATTTAAATTTAGACTGGAAGCCAGTTCCAATTATTCCTAAGTTTGTTGACATTGTAGTTAATGGACTTGCTCAAAGAACTTATGATGTAAAAGCTTATGCTCAAGATCCGTATGGAGTTTCTAAAAGAACAGAGTATATGGAGTCTGTGCTAGCAGATTTAAGATCTCAAGAATTAAACAAGTTTATAGAAAATAGTTTTGGTATGAGCGTTTACAGAAACGAAGTAGACGAACTACCTGATAGTGTTGAAGAGTTTGAGCTTCATATGCAATTAACTTACAAACAAGCTGCAGAAATAGCAGAAGAGCAAGCTATTAATGTTTTAATGGAAGGTAACAACTATGAGTTAATTAAAAGAAGATTTTATCAAGATATTACAGAAATAGGTATAGGTGCTGTAAAAACTTCTTTTAACACATCTGAAGGTGTAGTTATAGATTATGTTGATCCAGCTAATTTAGTTTATTCTTATACAGAGTCTCCTTATTTTGAAGATATATATTACGTAGGAGAAGTAAAAGAAATACCTATTAACGAGTTGGTAAAGCAGTTTCCTTTTTTATCTGAAGAAGAACTAGACCAAATTAAAAAACAAAATAATACATATAGAAATAACTACTCAAGAGGAGATAGTAGTAAGTTAGATGAAAATATAATATCTATATTATATTTTAACTATAAAACATATATGAATCATGTTTATAAGTTAAAAGAAACAAAAACAGGTGGAATAAAAGCAATTGAAAAAGATGATACATTTAATCCTCCAAAAGATATGGAAGGTGGTTTTAGTAGATTACAAAGATCTGTAGAAACTTTATATGATGGTGCTTTAATACTTGGTACAGATAAATTACTTAGATGGGAAATGTGTAAAAACATGATGAGATCTAAAAGTGATTATACTAAAGTTAAAATGAATTATGCTATTGTAGCACCTAAAATGTACAATGGTAGAATAGAAAGTTTAGTTAGTCGTATAACAGGTTTTGCTGATATGATACAGTTAACACATTTAAAACTACAGCAAGTGATGTCTCGTATGGTGCCAGACGGCGTTTATCTTGATGCTGATGGTTTAGCTGAAATAGATTTAGGTAACGGAACAAACTATAATCCACAAGAAGCTTTAAATATGTTCTTTCAAACAGGTTCTGTTATTGGTAGATCAATGAACGAGCTTGGTGAAGGTAATCCAGGTAGAGTGCCTATACAAGAAATAGCAAGTGGTAGTGGTGGACAGAAAATGGCTAGCCTTATACAAACTTACAATTATTATTTACAAATGATACGTGATGTCACCGGTCTTAATGAAGCTAGAGATGGTAGCACGCCAGATAAAAACGCTTTAGTAGGTATACAAAAAATAGCAGCAGCTAACAGTAACACAGCAACAAGACATATATTGAATGCTGGATTATTTTTAACAGCTCAAACAGCTGAGTTACTTTCTTTGAGAATATCTGATATATTAGAATACTCTCCAACAAAAGAAGCTTTTATAAGTACAATAGGTTCTCACAACACAGCTATATTAGATGAGTTGTCAGAGCTACATTTATATGATTTTGGTATATTTATAGATCTTACACCAGATGATGAAGAAAGGCAGTTGTTAGAAAACAACATTCAAGTTGCTTTACAAGCAAACTTAATAGAGCTAGCAGATGCTATTGATCTTAGAGAAATTAAAAATATAAAACTAGCTAATCAACTACTTAAAATAAGAAGAGAAAAGAAATTAAAGAAAGATCAAGCTATACAACAAGAAAATATTAAAGCTCAAGCTCAAGCTAACGCGCAATCTCAGCAAGTTGCTGCTCAAGCTGAAGTTCAAAAAAACGCAGCTTTAACACAACAAAAAGCTCAATTAATTCAAATACAAAATCAAGCTGATGTTCAAAAGCTTCAAGCAGAGTCTGATTTGAAAAAACAATTAATGCAATTAGAGTTTGAATACAACATGCGTTTAAAAGGTGTAGAAACTGAAGGTCAAAAGTCAAAAGAAAAAGAAAAAGAAGATCGTAAAGATGAAAGAACAAGAATACAAGCTTCACAACAAAGTGAACTTATAGAACAAAGAAAGACAGGTTCACCACCTAAAAAGTTTGAGTCTTCAGGTAATGATATACTTGGAGCTGGCTTTGATTTAGATGCTTTTGGACCTAGCTAACAATTAATTTTTTATATTATATATTATGGAACAAGAATTAGAAAACGTTGAGAACGTTAAAGAAACAAATGAACAAGTAGAAGAAACAACTCAACAAGTAGAAGAAACAACACAAGATGTTGATAAAAGTAAATTTAAATCTGCAGAAGATGATTCAGTTATTAAAGTAGATTTAAGCAAACCACCAGTTGAAAAAACAATAGAAAAAGATGCCACTACAGAGCAAAGCACAGATGAGGTACCTGTTCGCGACGAATCCAAAGTTAGCGAAGAAGTACGTGAAGAAAACGTCGAAGCAGAAGTTAAAGAACCTACCGGAGAAGAAGAGCGGGTTCAAGATGAAGAAGCACCCGTTGTTGAGGAAGTAACTGAAGAAGTTGAAGAGCAAGTTGAAGAGCTTGCAGAAGAAGTTGAAGAAGCTGTTGCTGAAGCTGAAGCTACTGGCAAGCCTTTACCAGAAAACATCCAAAAGTTAGTAGACTTTATGGAAGATACTGGTGGAAGCTTAGAAGATTATGTAAGACTTAATCAAGATTATTCAGGTATGGATAATTTAACAGTATTACAAGAATATTATAAACTAACTAAACCTCATCTTGATGCTGAAGAAAGAGCGTTTTTAATGGACGAAACTTTTTCTTATGATGAAGAAGCTGATGATGAGAAAGATATTAGAAAAAAGAAAATAGCCTTAAAA